GTTTTCTGGCTGATGGCGCGATGGTCTTCACCATGTCAAACATCCACTCTGCGGCGGTCAGGTCTTCTGCTGTTCCCCACTTGCTGCCGCTCTGAATTGCAGCATCCGGTTTAACCACAGAAAGATCGTTTTCTGGCTGGTCAGAGGATTCGCCAGAATTCTCGGACGAATAATCTTTTCTTTTTTCTTTTGTAATAGTGTCTTTTGTGTCCCCCTGTTTTGAGGGATAGCAATCCCCCAATTTGAGGGATAGCAATCCCCCAATTTGAGGGATGTTTTATCCCTCGTTTTAGGGGATTTTCCCTCGTTTTGAGGGATACACCATTCTGAGATGTTTTTATTTGGTCCAAACATGCCGCCTTGCTGCTTGATAATATTCATTCTGACGAGTTCTAACTTGGCTTCATTGCACCGTTTGACAGGTAACTTTGTAATCTCGCTAAGTTGAGAATCGGTGATTCTGTCCATTGGTTTATTCCACCCATAGGTTTTACGCAGAATGGCAAGCAGCACTTTAAACTGTCGCTTGGTCAGATCTGCGCCCGAATAAGCCTCAAGCAGCATATTTGATAGTCTGGCGTAACCATCATCGAGATCTGCCACATTACGCTCCTGTCCGGCAAAGTTACCTCTGCCGAAGTTGAGTATTTTTGCTGTATTTGTCATAATGACTCCTGTTGATAGATCCAGTAATGACCTCAGAACTCCATCTGGATTTGTTCAGAACGCTCGGTTGCCGCCGGGCGTTTTTTATTGGTGAGAATCGCAGCAACTTGTCGCGCCAATCGAGCCATGTCGTCGTCAACGCCCCCCCATTCAAGAACAGCAAGCAGCATTGAGAACTTTGGAATCCAGTCTCTCTTCCACCTGCTGATCTGCGACTTATCAACTCCCACAGCTTCCGCTGTCTTCTCAGTTCCAAGCATTGCGATTTTGTTAAGCAACGCACTCTCGATTCGTAGAGCCTCGTTGCGTTTGTTTGCACGAACCATATGTAAGTATTTCCTTAGATAACAATTGATTGAATGTATGCAAATAAATGCATACACCATAGGTGTGGTTTAATTGGATGCCCTTTTTCAGGGCTGGAATGTGTAAGAGCGGGGTTATTTATGCTGTTGTTTTTTTGTTACTCGGGAAGGGCTTTACCTCTTCCGCATAAACGCTTCCATCAGCGTTTATAGTTAAAAAAATCTTTCGGCCTGCATGAATGGCCTTGTTGATCGCGCTTTGATATACGCCGAGATCTTTAGCTGTCTTGGTTTGCCCAAAGCGCATTGCATAATCTTTCAGGGTTATGCGTTGTTCCATACAACCTCCTTAGTACATGCAACCATTATCACCGCCAGAGGTAAAGTAGTCAACACGCGCGGTGTTAGATATTTATCCCTTGCGGTGATAGATTTAACGTATGAGCGCAAAAAAGAAACCATTAACACAAGAGCAGCTTGAGGACGCACGTCGCCTTAAAGCTATTTATGAAAAAAAGAAAAATGAACTTGGCTTATCCCAGGAATCTGTCGCAGACAAGATGGGGATGGGGCAGTCAGGCGTTGGTGCTTTATTTAATGGCATCAATGCATTAAATGCTTATAACGCCGCATTGCTTGCAAAAATTCTCAACGTTAGCGTTGAAGAATTTAGCCCTTCAATCGCCAGAGAAATCTACGAGATGTATGAAGCGGTTAGTATGCAGCCGTCACTTAGAAGTGAGTATGAGTACCCTGTTTTTTCTCATGTTCAGGCCGGGATGTTCTCGCCTGAGCTTAGAACCTTTACCAAAGGCGATGCGGAGAAATGGGTAAGCACAACCAAAAAAGCCAGTGGCTCTGCATTCTGGCTTGAGGTTGAAGGTAATTCCATGACCGCACCAACAGGATCCAAGCCCAGCTTTCCTGACGGGATGTTAATTCTGGTTGACCCTGAGCAGGCTGTTGAGCCAGGCGATTTCTGTATAGCCAGACTTGGTGGTGATGAGTTTACCTTCAAGAAACTGATCAGGGATAGCGGTCAGGTGTTTCTACAACCACTAAACCCGCAATATCCAATGATCCCATGCAATGAGAGTTGTTCCGTTGTGGGGAAAGTTATCGCCAGCCAATGGCCTGAAGAGACGTTTGGGTAAAGAGGATAGATGGAGTTTAATGGCCATGAGTATCAAGCGGTCAAAAAGAAGTTCATCTATTCATTGAAAGCATAAGGCCATCTGAGTATATCCGTAATGATCTGGATATTGTCTATAACATCAATGACCGGACGATAGATATCGGTGAGCAGCGTCCTGTATGGCAGGGTGAGGCAGGTGAAAAAACGTCCTGCCATCAACAAGAATCAAGTGCATCCGCTCTCTGGACAGATGGAAAATTTATTGGATGCAAAAAGATATGAAATAACACCTGTATAGCACGGAGCTTTCTCTGACCGATGCACTTGAAGTTGTTAGGGCTGACCCAGCCTGCTGTTTCTTTAGGTAAGAGAAAAGAGATTTAGGAGATGAAAGGTCGCAGAGGTGCGGCCTTTTTTATTGAGAGTGGATCTTGAACGGAAATTCTCAAGACTTGAGTCTTGCATGCAAATCAATTCCTGGATAAACTCGATCTGAGTCAATAACTTAGAGAGAGAGCAAATGGCAAAGTCAAACGTTAGCGTGCAGGCATTCAAGGACTTCCTTGAAGAGCTTATGTCGCTGAACATAATGAAGGAGGCCACCGCTCGAAATTTAAAAAACTCATCCGCTCGCCTCTTAACGGTAGTCCAAGAAGAGGAAATGGGTGATGTTACTCAGCTTGATGTGAATGAGCTTGCCGAGCGATACATCAACGCAACTGAGCCGAAGCCTAGCGACAGCAGCATTACTGCATATAAAAGCCGCATGGAAAGTGCAATCAAAAAGTTTGTAGCTTTCCAGTCTGGTGAAGAAATCCCATACACTCCGATTGACAAAGAATCCAGTGAGGAAAAAGATTTGACTGGCGAACCAACAAAAGTCGAAGGCAAGGCTAATGCACTTCATACCTATGATCTTCCAGTAGTTCTTCGACCTGAATCAGGGGTTACAGTAACGATTAAAGGCATTCCTAACGATATCACAAACGAAGAAGCCGAACGCATCTCTTCAATTCTGAAGGTTTACGTTCGGCCTCAATAATGCAAAAGCATTCAGCACAATGTCCAACTCCCCAGTCCGACATTGATGCTGTTTAACCAGAGCCTCCAAAAGGAGCCCTTGTTAAGGTACACAATATTTGCGATGTAACCTTAGCGCGTCTGGTACATTTTTTCAAGCGGTTGTAGGGCTGCCGCCAATATGAGAAAACACAGATGTCTACATACAATTTGAATGACCAATTCGATCGAGAAGTTCATGTGAATGCCTATGAACGGATAAGGCATGGAAATCTTGAACATGTGTGTGAGCATTATCGCTCAAGGCCACACCGCTAATCATCAACCCGGCCTCCATGCCGGGTTTTCTTTTCCTCTCGCCCAAAAAAACACATAACCAATTGTATTTATTGGAAAATAAATAGATACAACTCACTAAACAACGCAATTCTGATCTCTCCTTACATCGCCGAGGCAATACACCCACGCTAAAAAACAATACTATTAAATACAAAGCGTTGTAAAAAAACGCCCCATTTTAGAACAAATTGTATTGACCAAGTTAAGTACATATCGTACTATTTAACCATCAGCAGGACGCTGGAAGCCAAATGGAACAGACTGGCAGGCTCTTTAAACAACGTCGACTCTCGACTACGTGGCTGAAAAGCCAGATCACCCAACCACATAAGCTGTGGGATGCAATGCCGAAGCAACCGTCTCAGGAGGAGCTTCGAGATTGCATCGCCAAAGTTTATTCGGGAGGAATCTATGTCCAGAAAAACAGAATTTAAAGGCACCGCAGCTTCTCGCCGTAGAGCTCGTCGCGCAAACCTGCAAAGTCAGGAGGCGATTAGCTCCGACAAACTACACAGGCCAACCCCATCACGAGTGGTCTTACAATGCAAACGCAAACCAGCAATGAGAGCAGAAGTAATAACACTGACAACGTTGACCAGAAAATATGAAGGCTCAACTTGTCTTCCAAATGTAGCTCTTTACGCGGCAGGCTACCGTAAATCCAAACAACTGACAGCAAGATGACTTGTGTTGGTCGCCAGAAAATGAAATTAGGCAGCAAACCACTTATTTGAGGTGATATATGGAATTTCATGAAAGTGCGATTTGTGATTTTCGCGCTAACGCAAATTCAGTAAAACCACAGCCAATTGCAGTTCTTTTTAAAACAATGGGTGCGTGGGCTGTTTTATGCTTCGCCGCTGACGACACTGACGCAAGAATGGCAATAGGACAAGAGATGGAGATGGACCCGACAAACGATGAATTCATAATTTATGGCGCTCCATCTAATTACTTACTTGATACCTGCAACATTTACAACAAGGCTGCCTGATGGTGGCCTTTATTTTTGGCATAAACAACAGAATAAACACAGCACTGTGTATTCATTCCAACGAGTGAATACACGGAGCAATGTCGCTCGTAACTAAACAGGAGCCGACTTGTTCTGATTATTGGAAATCTTCTTTGCCCTCCAATGTGAGGGCGATTTTTTATCTGTGAGGATATGAACAGATGTCAAACATCAAAAAATACATCATTGATTACGACTGGAAAGCATCAATAGAAATTGAAATCGACCATGACGTAATGACAGAGGAAAAACTTCACCAGATTAATAATTTCTGGTCAGACTCTGAATACCGACTCAATAAACACGGCTCTTTATTAAATGCTGTATTAATCATGCTGGCGCAACATGCTCTGCTTATAGCAATTTCAAGCGACTTAAATGCATATGGTGTTGTGTGTGAGTTCGACTGGAATGATGGAAATGGTCAGGAAGGATGGCCTCCAATGGATGGTAGCGAAGGAATAAGAATTACCGATATCGATACATCAGGAATATTTGATTCAGATGATATGACTATCAAAGCCGCCTGAGCGCGGCGTTACCGCATACCAATAACGCTTCACTCGAGGCGTTTTTCGTTATGTATAAATAAGGAGCACACCATGCAATATGCCATTGCAGGGTGGCCTGTTGCTGGCTGCCCTTCCGAATCTTTACTTGAACGAATCACCCGTAAATTACGTGACGGATGGAAACGCCTTATCGACATACTTAATCAGCCAGGAGTCCCAAAAAATGGATCAAACACTTATGGCTATCCAGACTAAATTCACTATCGCCACTTTTATTGGCGATGAAAAGATGTTTCGTGAGGCCGTCGACGCTTATAAAAAATGGATATTAATACTGAAACTGAGATCAAGCAAAAGCATTCACTAACCCCCTTTCCTGTTTTCCTAATCAGCCCGGCATTTCGCGGGCGATATTTTCACAGCTATTTTCAGGAGTTCAGCCATGAACGCTTATTACATTCAGGATTGTCTTGAGGCTCAGAGCTGGGCGCGTCACTACCAGCAGATCGCCCGTGAAGAGAAAGAGGCAGAACTGGCAGACGACATGGGAAAAGGCCTGCCCCAGCACCTGTTTGAATCGCTATGCATCGATCATTTGCAACGCCACGGGGCCAGCAAAAAAGCCATTACCCGTGCGTTTGATGACGATGTTGAGTTTCAGGAGCGCATGGCAGAACACATCCGGTACATGGTTGAAACCATTGCTCACCATCAGGTTGATATTGATTCAGAGGTATAAAACGGATGAGTACAGCACTCGCAACGCTGGCTGGGAAGCTGGCTGAACGTGTCGGCATGGATTCTGTCGACCCACAGGAACTGATCACCACTCTTCGCCAGACGGCATTTAAAGGCGATGCCAGCGATGCGCAGTTCATCGCATTGTTGATCGTCGCCAACCAGTACGGCCTTAATCCGTGGACGAAAGAAATTTACGCCTTCCCTGATAAGCAGAACGGCATCGTTCCGGTGGTGGGCGTTGATGGCTGGTCCCGCATCATCAACGAAAACCAGCAGTTTGATGGCATGGACTTTGAGCAGGACAATGAATCCTGCACATGCCGGATTTACCGCAAGGACCGTAATCATCCGATCTGCGTTACCGAGTGGATGGATGAATGCCGCCGCGAACCATTCAAAACCCGCGAAGGCAGAGAAATCACGGGGCCGTGGCAGTCGCATCCCAAACGGATGTTACGGCATAAAGCCATGATTCAGTGTGCCCGTCTGGCCTTCGGATTTGCTGGTATCTATGACAAGGATGAAGCCGAGCGCATTGTCGAAAATACCGCATACACTGCAGAACGTCAGCCGGAACGCGACATCACTCCGGTTAACGATGAAACCATGCAGGAGATTAACACTCTGCTGATCGCCCTGGATAAAACATGGGATGACGACTTATTGCCGCTCTGTTCCCAGATATTTCGCCGCGACATTCGCGCATCGTCAGAACTGACACAGGCCGAAGCAGTGAAAGCTCTTGGATTCCTGAAACAGAAAGCCACTGAACAGAAGGTGGCAGCATGACACCGGACATTATCCTGCAGCGTACCGGGATCGACGTGAGAGCTGTCGAACAGGGGGATGATGCGTGGCACAAATTACGGCTCGGCGTCATCACCGCTTCAGAAGTTCACAACGTGATAGCAAAAGCCCCGCTCAGGAAAGAAGTGGCCTGACATGAAAATGTCCTACTTCCACACCCTGCTGGCTGAGGTTTGCACCGGTGTGGCTCCGGAAGTTAACGCTAAGGCGCTGGCCTGGGGAAAACAGTACGAGAAC